AGTATGGGAACTGGTAGTTGTTGTGTCCCCTGTGTGGTTGGGGTGGGTGGTGTGGTTGGTGTGGGTGGTGGGGGTGGTGTGGTCTGTGTTTGTGTTGGTTTTGTGGAGGTTGGGTTGTGGGGGTGTGTTTCGGGTGTGTCGTTTTTGAGTTTGCGGTATCTTAGGTGTTGCCAGCCAAGGAGGCTGACAGAAACGGTAAGAAAGGAGTCCCGATGAGATGCTAGCAACAACATGGGTCAGAAAACAGATCCCTACCACCGAGTGGACCGCGATATCGACCCGGGGAGGCAAATCAGTATCCGGAACCTTCGTGGGGAGTTTAAGCCCCGCACAGGTTCAGAAACAACTCAATGAGATTATGGGTTCTAGAGTCTACCAGCTCGAACAAACCAAAATCCAGGTGCATGTCTACCGCATGCCAGCACGAACATTCATTACCTATGCAGACCAAATCGATTAAGGAGACAATCATGGCAAACAACTATTTCACTAGGTTCGCGAACAAGGGCATCCCGTTCATGGATGGCCGCACCAAGGGCAACATCTCTTCCTTGGTCGGTGAAGTCCTCCACATCGTGGATTTCGGCTTCATCAATCAGGAAGGTTCCACCTATCCGGTAATCGCGTTCGCGGAACATCCGGCCGAGTTCTACTTCGGTGGCGCGGTGCTCAATGACATCCTGATTCAGGTGGACCGTGATGGCATGCGTGAAGAGCTCAAGTCGCAGCCTATCGTGCTCAAGATGACGATGAGCAAGAGGGGCCGTACGTACATGGGCGTGGACTTCATCGAGGCTTAAAGTTCTCTTTCGGTGAGTGGATACCGTGTCAGGGGGAGTTCTCTGGCACGGTATATTTTTATATAGGCAAACGATTTTTAGTAAGGGAGCGTAGTCATGGCACGTAAGAAGACAGCGGCCGATGAAGCCTATAATGTGCGGCGTCGTGCGCGTCGACAGGCTGCACGGTTGGAGAAGGAAGCCGCATCGCTGACCGGTCGTCGTAAGGAAGTGGCGCAACGACGTGCTGCGAGCTTGCGTGAACAGATTGAAATGACATATGTGCGGAAGGGTGGTTCCCGTGGCGCTCGTGATGCTGCGTTCTCGAAACTTGCACGTGAAGTGTCGCAACGTGCTGGGAGAGGCAAGCGGCTTGGTGCGAAGAAGAAGAAGCTGCAACAGTCGGCGCGGAACCGGGCGTTTGCGTTGCAATTGTCCAATGCCTTGAATTACGATACGATCACGGGTAAGGGGATTCCCTCGGGGCTTGCGAGGGACCCGGAGATGGCGCGTACGATGGCGTTGGTGTTTATGCATGCCCATACCGACATTCGGCGTGAGCAGTATGATTTGCATACGCCGCAGAACATTTACAAGGAAATCATGAAGGCGCATGGTACGAGCGATTTGCAACAGGCGTTTTTGCAGACCATGCGTGAGAACAAGGCCGCTTTGCAGGATATGTACCGTGCCATGAAGGATGAGGCGGATGTTGGGGATCAGAAATACGAGGCCGTTCGCCCGTATTTGTCGATGGTGCATCAGCAGCCTCGGTATCGTGCTTGATGGTGTAGGATGATGGTATGGCAAGAATTCGTAAGCAAGTTCGTCGGAAGAGTCCTGATTTCAGGGTTGTGGCCGCATATGATACCGAGACATGTAATATCGGGCATGGTGCTGAGACCCGCGCTTATCCGATACTCTACATCCTCAACGATTTTACGGATGTGCCGTTGAATGAATATGTGCCGGACGACCCGCGTGAAACCGTATTCTTCGACCGTGGCGTCGAAGCGTTCATGGGGCGTGTCGAAGGCATCATCGAGCGTGGGCGGGACGAACGGTATGTTCCTATCATTTGCGCCTACAATCTGATGTTCGATTTGATGTCGGTATTGCCGCTTCTCGCGGATTCCTATCAGCTCATGGTGGCTGCCCAGTCCTCGACCAATGTCTATTATCTTGATGTGTTCGAACCGGGCGTGGATACCGGGAAGGCCGCGCCTATTCTACGTTTCTGGGATACGTTTTTCCTTGAACAGAACGGGTTGAAGGCCATGGGTGAGACGGCGGGCGTGGCTAAGGCTACCGGTGATTGGGATTATTCGCTCGTTCGAACGCCGGGGACTCCACTTACCGATTTGGAAATGTTTTACGCGAAACGTGATGTTCAGGTGATTCCGGCGTATCTTCGGTATCTGTTGCAAGCCAACGCCGATTGGATTACTCCGGATATGCTCGGCGTGCGGGTGCTCACGAAGACCGGGCTCGTGCGGCAGATGGCCGCGAATACCTTCGGTGTTGTTCCGTTGCGTAAGCGTCGGGGTAACAAGGGCGATGTGACGATGCTCGATGATTTTGTCCGGCTGTGCACTGATGAGCTTCCTTCCTCTTATGATTTCTATGCCCTGCGGAAGGCATGTTTCCGTGGTGGGTTCACGTTCACTGCGGCCACGTATGCGTGCGAGGACGTCACCAATGTCGTGAGCACGGACGTGACGAGCATGCATCATACTTTCATCAATGGTAGGTATGTGCCCGTGCAGTTCAGGCCGGTGGACCCGAAGATTCTGAAGGTGTATATGCGGGCGGTGCTCGATACTTCCCGTGAGGAAGTGTTGTCGAGGTATTGGCAGCCGTTCAATTGCGCCTTCCATGCGAAATTCCGGTTTACGAATCTCAGGCTCCGTAGGGGTTCGTGTTTTGAGAAATGGGGGGTCGCGCTCATCCCGAAAGGCAAATTCGACGATAGGGTGGTGGGCGTCGATTATTGGGCGGATGATCCGTCCAGTGTCGCCGCGGAGCAAGCGGTTCGCGATATGGGGTTCCGGGACAAGGCCGATAATCCCGTTTTTGCTTTCGGAAAGCTGTATTCCGCGGATCATGCGGAACTGCATTTGAATGAATTGGAATTGTGGACCATCTCGCGGGTGTACGAATGGGATTCGATTGAACCGGTGTACGGTGAGGCTACCGTGAAGTTCAAGCGTCCGCCTGACTATGTCACGTTGCAGAGCAATCTGCTGTACAAGCGCAAGAAGGATTGCAAGCGCATGGTCAAGGAGTATGCGGGTGAGCCGTTCATGGGTGATATTCCCGCGAGTGTTCCGCAAGGGCTTGCGGATGAGATGCGTGCCGGCACGCTTGACCCGGTGTTCCTCGAGAATTATTACAACGGTACCGTCAAGGGCATGTTCAACGGCGTGTACGGTACGATGGCTCAGGATGTTTTCAAGCCGGAATACGAGGTCGAGGATGATGGTGATATCGATGTCAATCGTGCGACCGTCGTCACTCCCGGGAACTTCGGTTCGCGCAAGCCGAAACGGTGCAAGGTGCTGTATACGTATGGCATGCGGATTGTCGGCGGTTCTCGTTTGCATTTGGTGCTCGCCATGGAATTGCTCTACGAACGGTTCGATGGCAGGGTGTATGCGACCGGCGGTGATACCGACAGTGTCAAATGTCATGTGCCGGACGATATCACTGACGAACAGGTTGAGCATGCGCTTGACCCGCTGCTGCACGCCGCCACCGAAGCCATTTCGATGGCGTGCCGTCGAATCCGTACGGATTATCCGCAATGGGCGTCCGATTTGGAGCATGTCGGCGGTTTCGAGGTGGAGAACGCGGGCGCGCGGTATGAGCATCATATGGAGTATTGGAACAAGGCTAGGGTGAGTTATCGGGCCGGGGAATATCACGTCACGATGGCGGGATTGAGCCGTCCGCTCGGAGCGTATCACATCGAGCATGTCATGCGTGATTTGCAGCGTGGGGGCTATACTCCCGAACAGGTCATGTCCGAAACCTTGGGATACAACGTCAACGTGGCGTCTTCGGTTTCCTTCGCGCTCCAGACCGTCCGGCCGCAGGTGGGTGAACGTTTCGTGGGAGACGTCACCGATTATCTGGGGAAGACGATGCGGGTGGATACGTATGCCGCGGTTGCCCTGTATCCGACCGACCGTATGCTGGGTGATACCGGTAAGCAGAGCAATCGTGAGAACGTTGAGTATCTGCTTAGAATGGGTAGGGATGTCGAACATCGGAACCGTGAGGTCAACGTGACCGCCGATCAGGTCCCGAGCGTCACCGCCGGCGTGCTGATGGAAACTACGTTACTGCAAGGAGTGAAACATGAACGGTAGATATTACGATTGGGATAAGACCCTGAGCTATGATGCCGACGTCACCATGGTCGTCGGTGCCCGTGGCGTGGGAAAGACCTTCGGGTTGAGGGTGCAGTTCATCCGCGATTGGATTAAGGACGGTAGCCGGTTCGTGGAGATTACCCGCTACAAGTCCGAAATACCGGACGTGGCGCGTAATTATTTCGACCGTATGACGGAACTCGGCATGTTTCCGGAATACGTGTTCCGTACGGACGGTAAGACGGCGTACATCGCGGTCAAGCCGGAGGATTCCGATGGCAAGCCCGATTGGCGGGTCATCGGGTATTTCGTTTCGCTGACGGAAATGCAGAAGACCAAGAAACGTACTTTCACGAATGTGCGGCGGCTGTTGTTGGATGAGGCCACCGTGGATATGAGTGACCGGTATCATGGGTATCTTTCGCATGAGTTCGAATTGCTTGCGAACATCGTTGACTCGTGTACTCGTGAAAGGTCTGATGATGTTGCGAAGCGTAGGCCGCATGTTTATCTGCTTTCCAACGCCTGTGATTTGGTGAATCCGTATTTCGTAAGATACGGGGTCGACAGCGTACCTCCGGAAGGGTATTCGTGGTATGGCGGGAAGACCTTTTTGCTTCATTATCTGCGTGACGCGGCGTATGCGGAGACGAAACGCACGGACACCGTTGCGGGGCGTATGCTTCAGGGGACCGCCGAGGAACGTGTGGCGTCGTTCAATGATTTCGGCAATGGCCATACCGATTTTGTGGAACCGAAACCGCCGTATTGCGATTTTTATTTCGGTTTCATTTGGCGTTCCGCGCGTTTCGGCGTATGGTACGACCAGCTTTCCGGAAATTTCTGGATTACCGGTAAGATCCCGCATAATACGCATGCGCCGGTTTTCGCATTGTCCCGTGCCGACAATCGCATCAATCTCATGATGGTCAAGCGGAGCAACAAGGCTTTGCAGCAGTTGGTCGATTTTGCCATGTACAATCAGCTCCGTTTCGACACCGTCGCTCGCCGCGAACAGTTTTACGAAGCGTTGAGCCTTTTCGGAATACGCTGACTGTGCTATATTGGTGTTTTGAGCGCATGGCATGGCAAACCGACACGAGTAGTGCGGTCCGGGTAGCCACGTGGGGACACGGCCGGGCGCACGTCGAGCAGGGCTATCGATTTCGCTAGGTGGTCATTTTGCTTGCGCTCATGTTAGAATGGGTTCGGCAGTCAACGAATTGCCGGACCCATTGTTTATTTCGAAAGGTTTAACATATGAACGTATTCTCCATTAGAAACCGTCGGTTCATGACCGTTGACAATCCACCGAACGATGGTGGCGGCTCCGACGAGACCGAAAACGTCGAAGACGTCGATGCCGTCGATACGGGTGAGGGCGAGGATGCGAAGGACTCCGTCGCACTGATTGACGCGATTCTCGATGCGATTGCAGCCCTCGACGAAAAGATCACCGGCCTTTCCGACCGCATGGACGCCTTTGTTGATGCCGGGGCCACCGTGCGTGAAACCGACGATGAAGTGCTCGATGACGAAGATGAGGCTGAAGATGATTTGGAAACCGCCATCGAGGACATGGATTTCAGCCTCGATGACGAGAGCGACGACTGAAAGGTAGATAACAGATGAAGAACAACAACACCATCATGCTCAAGTCATGGCTTGCCGCCACGAATGATTTTCAGCAGCGTGTCCCTAATCCGACTCAGGCGGGCATCGCAGCGACCATGGATGCGCTCTACCAGCCGATGAACGCCCAGTATTTCAATCAGTTCATGGACATTCTGGTGAACCGTATCGGTTTCACCTACGTACGCGGCCAGTCCTATAAGAACCCGCTTGCGGTGTTCAAGGGGCAGAAGCTCGGCTTCGGCAGCACCATTCAGGAAATCGCGCCGAAGTGGATCAAGGCGCATTCCTACAATGATGAGCACGAGACGCTGCTGAAGCTCCACCGTCCCGAAGCACAGGCTTGGTATCATTCCCAGAACAGGCGTGATCAGTATCCGATTTCGATTTCCACGGATGAGTTGCGCACCGCCTTCACCGATGAGTATGGTCTAAACAATCTGGTCGCGCAGGTGATGCAGGCCCCGATTAATTCCGACGAATACGACGAGTACTCCATCATGAAGGAACTCATCGGTTCGTACGAGGAGAAGTGGGGTTTCTACAAGCATCATCTTTCCGCGGCACCGACTGATGATGCCAGCGGCAAGGAACTGCTTACCGCGCTTCAGACCTATGGTGGTCGTCTGCAGTTCCCGAGCGCCTTGTATTCCGGCACCGATATTCCGGTGTTCGCGAAGCCGAACGAGCTCGTGTTGCTCGTCACCCCGGATACTCAGGCGTCGTTGAACGTCAATACCCTCGCGGCTTTGTTCAACGTCGATTTGGCCAAGGTGTCGTATCGTACCGTGCTCATCGACGAATTCCCCATCGAAGGTGCGGTGGCCTTGTTGACCACGGAGGACTTCTTCGTCTGCTCCGACACGCTATACAACACCACGTCCTTCTGGAATCCGGAGACGTTGGCCACCAACTATTACCTGAACCATTGGGGCGTGTATTCGGTGTCTCCGTTCGTTCCGGCGATTCTCTTCACCACCGATGCGGGGACCAAGGTGCCGACCGCCACCCAGAATGTCACCGGGCTTACCGTGACCCCCGACGTGACCACCGTCAAACCGGGCGGGACCGTGCGGTTCGACATCAGGCTCAACGGCAGCGTCACGCCGGAAACCCCGGACGGGCTCATCGTCGTCGCTCCGAATGCCGCGACCTACACGGTGGAGGCTTCCCGCACCAGTGGCGACACTACGAAGCCCGTCAGACTCAACAGCCGCACACGCGTGGACAATTACGGAGTGCTTCACGTGCAGAAGGCCGGTCTGGTGAAGGGTGACAGCATCACCGTCACCGCGACCTCCACCTACCGCAATCCGTCCGGAGCCACCACGCCGTACACCGCGACCGCGAAGGTCACCGTCGCATAGCGTATGTTATGCTGAATAGAGCCCTGCCGAATCCCCGGCAGGGCTTTTTCATTATGGTAATTGGAAAGGATGAATCATGGACGTCGATACGATTGTCTCGCTTATCGGGAGCGTGGGCTTCCCCATCGTCGCATGCGTCGCGATGGGGGTGTTCTACGCGACGCAGTTCAAGGATTATCAGGACATGCTGCAGAAGAACAATCTGCTGACGGAGGAACTCGTGGTCCTGTTGAAGCGGGTACATGACAAGGGGGAGGTGTTGGATGAAGCGAATTCCCGGCCGCTGCGCTGAATGCCTGTGCGCCGTGCTGGCCTGCCTACTGGTCGTGCCGTGCGCCAGCGCCTCGATGAACGGCGTGGACTATTCCAGTTGGCAGACCGCCACCGCCCCCTGTGGCGTGGACGCGGATTTCGGCATCGTCAAGGTCAATCAGGGAACGTACCGGAACCCGTATTGGCGGACGCAGGCGGAATGCATCACGGGCCGGGGCGAGGGTCTGGGCCTGTACGATTACGCGTCCGGCATGGACGCCACCATGGAAGCGGACACGTTCGTGGACCTCATCGGGGATTACGTCGGACGCGCGGTGCTCGTCCTTGACTGGGAAAGCAACCAGAACGCCGCATGGGGCGACTCCGATTGGATACGCACGTGGACCAACCGCGTGCACGCGCGTACGCGCGTATGGCCCATGGTGTACGTGTCCCGCGCCTACGTCTCCCAAATCCCGGCCGACGTACGCAGGAACTGCGCGCTCTGGGTCGCCCAGTATGCGAGCAATGCGGTCACCGGCTACCAATCCTCCCCGTGGAACGCCGGGGCGTCCGGCGAAGCGATGATCCAGTATTCGTCGCATGGATGGCTGAACGGCTACAACGGGTTCCTCGACCTGAATCTGTTCATGGGCGAACGATGGCAGTGGGATGCCTACGCGAATCCTTCCGGGGCCGCGAGGCGCGACCCGCCGAAGCCGATGCCCGTGCCGAAGCGGGACGAATCTCCGGAATGCGGAGGTTCATGCGTCACCGTCATGCCCGGGGACACCGTGTCGAAGTATTGGGCGGACTGGTGGAACGTGACGGTGCCGTCCGGCAACCCGTCGCTCATCTATCCGGGACAGACCATCTGCCATAAGGGTGCGTCCATGCGTTCGTACACCGTGCGTGCGGGTGATACGCTGAGCGGCATCGCCGCCCGATACGGCACCACCGTATCCCGCATCGGCGGCTACCGTTCCGGCAATCCGAACGTCATCTACCCGGGTGAGGTTGTGCAAATCCGATAGTCGTGCTATAGTGGATAGCGAGGACTCCGAAAGACATCACAACACCTCATATCAGGGCGAACCTCTGCAACGATTTCTTGCCACGTTGCAGAGGTTCTTTTCATATACAGGAAAGGACGTTCACAACATGAACCATTACCCGCATCTGCCGCAGGCAACGAATTTCCCGGACGCGCAAAACGCGGCCCCATACGCGCAGTACCGAAACGAGTTCGACTATTCACGCTGGACGGCCGGCACCAAGCTCACCGTCTGCAACGTCCCATGGGACGATAGCCGCAACATCGTCGGATGGGAAACGGCCGAGGAACGCGACGAATGGTTCCACAAGCTCGAATCCGCGGAGCGCGTCACGCTATCGTCGGAATTCCAAGTATTGCCGGACGGCTCCATCAAGCTGCCCATCCCCTTCGCGACGCTCGGCCGCGCCAACTACGTGTTCGTGGAGTATCCGACCCCCACCGGCCCGGCACGGCCGCTCGACCATGCGGACCCCGCCAATGAGATTCGGGCATGGGGCTATTTCATCGACGGCATCCGCCAATTGGCGGCCAGCACGAGCGAATGCCACGTCACTCTGGACGACTGGACCACCTTTGGCCCTTACGTGCACGCAACCTATATGCAACTGTCGCGCGGACACGCCCCGATGGCGGCCACCACCGTCGAGGAGTACCTCTCCGACCCGGTGAACCATTCGTCGACGCTGCTGGCGGCGGACGTCAACTACGGCGGCACCCCGGCCATCACCCGCGACCATACGTTCATACCTTTTTCCGCGGGTGAGAAATTCGTCATGTTCGCAAGCCTCATATCCCCCGACGGTCTCGATTCCCTCGAACCGGCCACGGACTGGCAAGGCGTTTCCACGCCGCCGGCATATGCGGACGCCGACGCCAGATGGGGACGGCAATACGTCGTCAACGGTTATGATTGGCGGATGGGCGGCCGTGACTATTCGAAGGCGGTCACCACCGTCGCCCCTTACGTCGCGGGGCCGACGACACCCACCGCGGGATACATGTACGCGCTTGCCGCCGCCGACGCGCGAAGGTTCTTCTCCTACCTGTCCGCGTACCTACCGCAAGTCATGCAGACCATACAGGCCGTGTGGGTACTTCCCGCCGAACTCATCAACCTGGCCGCGGACGGCAGGCATTCCATCGGCGGCGTCACGGTATACGACGCGGCAAAGGCCGACGAACTGCCGGACATCCAAATCAGCCTGAACCGACGAATGTTCGGATACGCCGCCGAATACGCGGACATCGCGAAACTCTACACATACCCGTATGCGAGCCTCGAACTTTCCGACAACGACGGCAAGACCGTGGAGATCCGGATCGAAAACACCGGGGACCTCGAACTGCATCGCAGAACCAGCCTTGCCTACCCGTATCTCAAGGCGCAGGCGTTCCTCACCGGAGTCAACGGCACGGGCGGCAAGACCTATGCTTTCCACAGACTGGACGGCACCACCGGAACCGCCACATCATGGGATACGGACTTCGCCGACTACATGCTCTCGTTCGACATCCCGACCTATACGGTCTTCATGGACGGATACACCGATTACGCGGTGCACAACCAGCAATCCAACGTGGAAAAGGCCCGCATGCTGGCGCTCAACGCCTACCATACCGGCACACGAAGCAACAACACCGGATACGAAAACGGCAAGGATTCCGCCAACACCGCGCAAACGAACGGCAACGCATCCGCGTACACCGGTCAACAGAACGCATTGTCGTCGAACTCCACCGCGAAGACGAACGCCGACGCCAGCGCCGACCTTACGATCACCAACACGGACAACGCCATCAAGACGTCGAACGACAACCTCAACAAACGCGTAGCGAACCGAACCGCCGACTGGAGCAACAAAAAGGGCTCCGCGGTGGACCTCAACAACGCGACCACCGATCTGAGCACCCAGAACCTGAACGCGGATATCCACTTCATGGACACGCAATTCAACGTCGAAGCCTCCACCGGCGCGATCAGCACCGCGGCCTCCGCCGCATCGGAATTCCTATCCGGCGACATCGGCGGCGGCATCAGCGCCATCGTAGGCGGAGCCGTCGGCATCGCGAAGGACGCGCTCATCCTCGACGCCACCAAAACGCTGAACCGCACCAAACAGACTAATTCCACCAACTTCGGCGCGAATACCACGACGATCCAGAACGACACCCACGACGCGCTGATAAAGAATGCCAACACCACCGACAAGGACATCACCAAAAACAACAACGACCTGAGCAAAACCAACACGACGAACAGCGCCAACACCGCGAAAAACAACGCCTCACGCACGAAAGCGACCGGCGACGCGAACGCGAACCGCGCATACGGCACGTCCATCGCGAACAACCAACGCTCGAACGCAACCGCGCTGAACAACCTCGGGGAAAGCCGCGACGCATCAACCTTCGCATTGCAGACCGCGCTCGAACAGGCGCAACAATCGGCGGAACTCGATTACCGGAACCATCGAAACGACGCACCCCGCACCTATGGCACCCGTTCGGGCGATGCGACCGCCGACCTGTTCGCCTACCGCGGATTCCAAATCCGGGTCAAAACACAACCCGAATCCGCGATACGGCAAGCGGGGGACCAGATGCTCCGCTACGGATACGCCTACAACGGCGCATGGACCCCGGAAAGCCTCAACGTGATGAAGCATTACACCTACTGGGAGAGCTCGGAATTGTGGCTCGATACCGATACCCATATACTGGACAGTGGAAAACGCCACATCCGGGACCTCTTCCAAAACGGGGTGACGGTATGGCGCGACCCCGCCGACATCGGCAAAATCGGAATACACGACAATTGGAAGGACAACGAACATGGCAGTGACCGTGGATGACGCCGAATACGACAGGCTGAAAGCCGCCTACGACGAGGCGCACGGAAAATACGGCGACTATAACGACGACCAGATAGACCAGCTCATCGACCTGAAAGTACGCAGCCAGGTCTCCGAATGGGAGCGCCGCATCGGTGCCGCTAAACTACAGGAGCAGATACGGCTGGCACGCGAAAGCGCCGCACAAGCCGGCCGGGATGCCGAAGCCGCGTCCAGAACCTGCGTCGAACTACGTCAGGTCATGCTCGAGGACTCGGTATCCGCACCGGTCGTGGAATCGGACGAAGAAATGGAACGACTCATCAAGGAAGTATGAACAATGAGCAACCGCAAACGCAAACGCGACATGAACGACGGACCCAATTACTGGGCTTCCGCCGCATACGACAGCGCAGTGTATCTCATGTACCGGCAGCAGATCTACGAACTCGCGCTAAGCCGATTCAAATGGGTGGGATTGCCGGCGTCCATCGACGCCCGGTATCTCGAATGGACCCTGCTGACTCAGGGCGTAGCCACCATCGCGCACCCGCGCAAACAGCCGCACACCTATTACGGCACTCAAACGTCATACGACGGATCAACCAACGTATACGACAACCCCACCCACTGGCAAAGCATCGGCAACAACGGATGGAAATTCAGCGTCAGCCCACGCAACGGGGTCCTCGTCTGGGACAATCTCTACCGCACCACTATCACTTCATGGATCGACATCTGGGCAAGGGAACTCACCGACATCAGGCAGACCATGCACCTCAACCGCATGCACCAGAAAATCCCCTACATCCTGAAAGGACCGCAGGAAAAGAAACTGGACATGGTCAACCTGTACAAGCAAATCGCGGGAGGCGAACCTGCGGTGCTCACGACCAACGGGGTGGAAGCCATCACCGTGGACGTACTGCAAACCAAGGTGAACTTCCTCGGCGAGGAACTGCAAGCCGTACTACAGAACCAGTGGAACGAAATCTACGCCGGGCTCGGCATCCCGAACCTACCCTTCAAGGCGGAACGCCAAATCGAGGACGAAGTGAAATCCCAGTCGGCCCCATCCTCACTGATGGCATTGAACCCACTGGACGCACGCCGACAGGCCGCCGACTTGCTCTGCAGCCGTTTCCCCGACGACTTCCCGGACGGCGTGGATGTGGTATGGAACCAAGACAACCGAAGCGACAACTACAATTATTTCGCAAACGTCACGGAACAGGAGGATACCGATGAACAGGATTGAACCGTACGAACCGTCCCCGCCCACGCCCGAATTTCATGCCGTCCTGACAATCAGCCTCGGCGAACTCATCGAGGACGGATTCATCGACTGGAACGACGACAGCTGGCATTGGGACGCATACGACGACGCGCAATACCGCCGCCTCTGCGCGAAAATCGAAGCCCATTACTGGGACCGTGAAATAGGCGTACTCCCACCCGGCGCATGGAAACGCGAATTCATGCGCAAAATGAACGAAATCATGCCGAAATACAAGCTGGCGTACCAAGCGGCATCGGATGGGGCCACACTCATGCGCACCGGCGACGATTACGGCAAAAGCCGCACCATCGGCTCCGATTTCCCCGCCACACAACTCAAACCGAACCAAGATTACGCCTCCGACGCTTCCGACAATGAATACGAAAACATTCACGAAGGCGACTATCTTGATAGAATGGAACGGTTGAAGGCATACGATGACATCGACCTGGAAATCATCAACGAAATGGAATCCATGTTCTCATGTCTTATGACCGTCAACATGAACATCTAGAAAGGAACATCATGGACAATGACAGACCGCCGGACTTCGGCACGCTGTTTCCCTTCATCACCCAATACACGCCGGTAATCCCCAAACTGTACTGGGACGTATACAGTTCGGAACAGCGCATGAAATGGCTGTGCAAGGAATGGGACAGATTCGAACACTATCTGCTCGACCTATGCAACCAAACCAACCGGAACAGCGACGACATCGCGGAACTGCAACGACAGTTCAAGGAATTCAAGGAGCACGGCTTCGACGACTACTATCGCAAGGTCATCGAACAATGGGTGCTCGACAATTTTGCCGATATCATCGAAACCGCAATCCAAACACTGTTCTTCGGATTGACGGAAGACGGCCATTTCTGTGCATACGTACCGAAGAACTGGTCGAAATACATGAATTTCGACACCGGCGCAACCTACGGGGCGGACGACTACGGCCGCCTGAAAATCGCATACTGACAGAAAGGACAAAAAATATCATGAATAAGACATTCACCGACGAGGAAATCAAGGAAATCCTGGAACTCGTACGAAACGACCGTCACACGCAATACATCGGCGCACGCTACGTACCGATTTTCGGCCGTAAAGGCGAAGAGACCATCGAATGGGACAATCGGGCCCCATACGAGCCGCTGACCATCGTAATCCATACGGGAAACTCCTACACGTCACGCCAATACGTGCCAGCCGGAATCGACATCACCGACAACGCATATTGGGCACAGACCGGCAACTACAACGCACAAGTCGAACAGTACCGCGCGGAAACCGCAACGATGAAAGCCGGACTGGAAGCCGAAACCACGGCACGCGAAAACGCCGACTCCGCGCTATCCAACCGCATCACCCCACTCGAAACCGCCATGCCGACGAAACTCTCCTCAGTCGCGCACGACGGCACCCTCGAAGGCACCGGCACCACCGAGGAACCACTCAAAGTGAAACTGAACCACACCACGCCCATCAACGAAACCGGCAACACCGTCTACCCCGCACTCGCGAAAGACGGAACCAACGGCGTAATCAAAGGCATCGCCTTCAACGTCGGCGACGGACTGACCGCATACAACGACGACGACGACGCCAATGTCGGCCCGGGCGTAAAACTGGATGACACAATCCGGAAAACCCTGAAAAACACCACCGACGCCGAAAAATCCAACCCTATTTTCTACGGTGCGGATTACACCGGCGCAACCGCATGCGACGACGCCATCCAAGCGGCAATCGAAAACAGCAGTACCGGCATCACATTCACAGATGGAATCTACGCGATTACTCGACCGATCGTAACACCATACAATACAACCCACCCATTTAACGTCACCCTTACCGAAGGTGCCGTAATCATCGCGACCGCACCGATGGACGCAATGCTGAAAATGGGTATAACCGATAAGAACGCCGGTACATCCCATGAAGGCTTCAAAATCACAGGAGGACACTTCAACGCGAACCATCTAGCGGATACGGCAATCTATACATCCGGTAATCTCAGACAAAACATCATCACCAATGTCGATATCAAGTATTTTCTAAAAACCGGAATCACCATCGACACGAGCAGCACTCTGCCATCAACGGACACTTATATTTCCAACGTGCGAATCAATCGTGTCCAAACACCGAAATTGCATGAAAACACTATCG